AAAAATATTTTATTCTTTCAAAATTTGATTAAAATTGTATTAAAATTCTATTGAAAAAATGAATGACTCTGACTGACCATAAGAACGAGAGATTGATTGAAGGTGTTCAAGATAAATAATATCTCCAGTTTTCTTGTTCACATCATTATTTATAATGTTTGTAACCTGTGCAATTGTGCTTGGTGATCCTTCTAACTGAACGAATTCGTTAATTGCAAAGCTTCCAACTTTGTCGCTTATATAAAATGTAGCAATTGGCGAATTAGGAGGGTCAATTTTGAAAATTCTTGCCTCTGCGTCCGAAGAAAGACCAATAATTTTTTGAACATAAGGAAAGTTAGATGTTATGTTTGTGACTTCTAGGGCGTCCATCAAAGAGTAAGCAGTGTTGACTAAAAGCTCTCCTGATGAATCTTTGATATCTTTGATCAGGCCAATTATTCGGTAAGCATTAAGCTCCTCGAAAAGGCCCAATTCGCTGCCTCTAAACGTTTGTTTCGTCATTGCGTGTGTTGCCCCTAGTTGAGCAGCGGCATTGCTTCCGTGACCCCTTATAGGCGACACAATGGCTCTACATTCAGCATTCACACCATCACCGGTCACTGTAACAGTTGCAAACGTATAATTCGCTCCCGGATTCGTAATTGTGACTTTTTTGATTTCGTTATTTTCAACCGTCACTGAAGCAGATGCTCCGGTTCCATCACCAGAGATTGATACCATTGCACCCGAATATCCAGAACCCGGAACAGTAACTTCAACCCTATTAATTGTCCCGGGAGTGACTGTTTGTTCAACAGTTAAATGAGTTTGTGTTTTTTGTTCCTCTGTTATTGGACATGGAATCAAAGATGAATTCACATATTCAAGATAATCTGGATGAAGATTATACATGAACTTCCATTTATATCCGTCAATTGTCTCAAAAACGTCTGTTGACTGTCCAGTAGGAGAATCTAATGAAGGGGTTCCGTCGTTATTGTCAATACACAAATATACATTATATTGAATAACACCAGACGAAACGTCTTGAACAAAAGCATAAAATGGTTGTTCTGGTCCTAACCAATTTCTAACAAAATGAAGATCATGTTTAGAATCCCATGGGGTATAAACAATTCCTGTTGTCCAATCAAAACGTTTTAAACCAAGAATACCGACTGGTTCTGCTTTCTTCATGAAGAGCAATCCACGCCTTGCTTCATTTATAACGTCAATTTGATTTGAGGCCGGATTAGGAGACTGTTCATCACTCCAAGGAGAAAGTTTTGATGCAAAAAAATACACTTCAGATAAAGACTCAATGAATTTTTTTGCTGAATGGATTCTGGTTGCGGTTGAAATAGTTGCTGACATATATTTGTTCCGAGTTAATTGTTAAGTATGCTTCCATCCCATCCAACAGTAATATCATAATTTAAAATTTCTTCAGGAGTTGAGAGAGTTTTTAGGACTTCTATATGATATTTAGCAACGGCATAATTGGTGGCACAAATTATATAACCAGTTTTATATAAATCTTTTAAGTCTTTTTGAGTAAAAGGAACGGACGCTGATCCATCATAATTGTCCCAATAACCACCATTAACAAAAAGTTGATCAGTGTCCTTTTTCCCCATCATTTCACTCATTTTTATCGTTTCACCAACAGCATTCGTATTTTTGAACAGTTGTCCTTTAAAAGGAATTGGTTCTTTGTCTTTAACGTCATTCATCATTAATACATCACTAATTTTTTGTGTTAATGCTTCACCCATTGCTTCTTCGTGTGTTTTAAATGGCTCAGTAACATTTCCTTCTGAAAGCCAATTTTGATAGGCTTCCCACATCCATGAAGAAGGATTGATATTATACATTCCTTGACTCGGAATATTAACTGCTGTTTGTTCTTCGTTTGCAAATTTATACATATTCTTCCTTATAGTTCTGCGTCTAAAGTGTATCCACCATACATTACAATTGTTGCTGGTACATTATAATAAAATAAAACAGAATGTTGAGTTATTTGTCCAACTGTTGGGACTGCATTTGTTCCATCATTAAGTCTCCATGTTCCGGGAGTTCCAGCAGCATCTGGATTATAAAGAGTAATAGTAGGGACTTTCCACATTGGCTGTGAAAAATAATGTTGATGAAAAACTGTCCTTGATGTAGTGGAATAATTTGTCATGTATACTAAACCATTTGCTACATTAGGGGCAGATCCTCTTCCCGCGCTTTGTTGGTAAAATCCCATACATTGTGATAAGATTGTGCTGTATGGTAATATTTCAAAATCTGTTGCTATAGGGCCATTTTCTAATTGAACCCTTGCAATTTCAAAAATCCCGGTTTGAAACCCTAAAGAACTTGTTCTTACATTGAAAGTTGATCCGGCAGAAAACCAAAAATCAATACAAAAATAATCAAAAGCACCAACTATTTGCCCTGACACTGATGGCCAAGTAAATGTCATTACATATTTTGCCCAAGTACCAGTTAACGTTACTCTGTCAATTGGTCCGGTAACTGGTGAAGACCCACCAGAGCCGAATCCTTGATAATAAGAAACAGCCAAGTCTTTTGTTGAATCTGCTCTTGCCCAAAAACTAAGAGTCATTTCTTGATTACTTGAACGAAGAACATTCAAACACCTGTGTCTTTTTAATGCATAATGACTTGAAATTGTTCCTAAACTAGAAACATTTGTTGAAGAATAATTTGCTGGCCCTCCTTCCATCTGGTCAGGTTCAGTTTTAAAAGACCCTATTACATGACTTCTTGTTATTCCATTATATTCATTATACCATCTATCATCGCTTCCATATCCATTGACTGATGATCCTTGAGATGTTCCTCGTTGAGCAATATCAAAATCTCCATTAATGATATGATTTTTTCCCGTTAAAGGAATTGTGCTTGCAATGCTTTGAGCAACAGAGTCAAAAGTCGGATACGTCCACCCATCTCCTGTTGAATTCGTGACAGGAATTTTTGAAGGACCCGCAGTTGTAGCATTTGGTAAATTTGCTGCTGCTGCCTCTGCAAGAATCCTTGATTGGTCAGCGTTATTTGCTGAGATTAAGGCGGCATCGGCAGCACTTCCGGCGTACCCTGCGTCTTCTGATGCGTTACTAGCTGAACTTGCGGCAGCACTAGCTGAACTTGCTGCATTCGTTTCTGATGTTGCTGCATTCGTTTCTGATAATGCTGCCGCTTGTGCGGCTCCTATTGCATTAGTCTCTGATGTTGCAGCGGCTAATTTTGAAGTATTTGCAGAACTAGCACTTGCGGCAGCATTAGTCTCTGATGTTGCAGCGGCTAATTTTGAAGTATTTGCAGAACTAGCACTTGCGGCAGCATTAGTCTCTGATGTTGCGGCGTTCGTTGCTGATAATGCAGCATCAAGTTTGGAATAATTTGCATTGCTGGCGCTTGTAGCAGCATTATATTCGTAACCTTTTGTTGCTAATTCGCTTTCATCTGCCGCACTAGCACTGGCAGCAGCATTTGTTGCTGATGTTGCAGCAGCACTAGCCGAACTTGCTGCATTTGTTTCCGCTGATAATATGGAGCTTGCCGAATTTTCTGCGTTTGTTGCTGATGTTGCAGCAGCACTAGCCGAACTTGCTGCATTCGTTGCTGATGTTGCGGCGTTCGTTGCTGATGTTGCAGCGGCTAATTTTGAAGTATTTGCCGAACTTGCCGAACTTGCGGCATTTGAAGCAGATAAAGACGCACTCGCTGAACTTGCAGCGGCATTTGTTTCTGCTGTTTCTGCCGCCAATTTTGATTGATTAGCAGCACTTGCCGAACTTGCTGCATTCGTTTCTGATGTTGCTGCTGCACTTGCCGACCCTGCGGCATTCGTTGCTGATGTTGAAGCTGCACTAGCACTTGCAGCGGCATTGGTTTTTGATGTTGCTGCTGCACTTGCCGACCCTGCGGCATTCGTTTCTGAGGTTGCTGCGGCGCTTGCACTTGCAGCGGCATTAGTCTCTGATGTTGCTGCGGCTAATTTTGAAGTATTTGCCGAACTAGCCGAACTTGCTGCATTTGTTTCTGATGTTGCAGCGTTGGTTTCTGATGTTGCAGCAGCACTTGCACTTGCAGCGGCATTTGTTGCTGATGATGAAGCAGCACTTGCACTTGCGGCAGCATTCGTTTCTGATATTAATGCTGCGGCGGCACTACCTGATGCGTTTGATGCGCTATTTGATGCGCTTGATGCGCTTGATGCGGCATTTGTTGATGATGTTGCTGCGGAGCTAGAACTTGCAGCAGCATTCGTTTCTGATGTTGCAGCTAAAATTCTTGACTGATTTGCAGAGGTGGCAGAACTTGCTGCATTCGTTTCTGATGTTGCAGCGTTGGTTGCTGATGTTTCAGCTAAAACCCTTGATTGATTTGCATTAAATTCGCTTTCATCTGCATTAGATGCTGAGGTTGAAGCAGAACTAGCAGAACTAGCAGCATTAGAAGCGTATATTGAAGCATTGCTTGCCGATGTTGCGGCAGAGCTAGAACTTGCAGCAGCGTTGGTTTCTGATGTTTTTGCATTGGTTTCAGAAGTCTTTGAATTTATTTCTGAAGAGGCGGCATTCGTTTCTGATGTTGCGGCATTGGTTTCTGATGTTGCAGCATTCGTTTCTGATAATAAAGCGGAACTGGCCGAACCAACAGCATTAATTTCTGAAACCGAGGCATTCGTTTCGGATATTGCAGCGGCGCTTGCACTTGCCTCAGCAGCACTTGCATATTGAGAAACGCTTCCAATTAGTTCATCAATGGTTATTTTATCTGCCTTTAAAGCTAATGCAGCAGCAACAGAAATAGAAATTGGCTTATTGGCATCACTTGTGTTATCAACAAATTCAAGACCGACTTGTGCTTTAGTGACTACATGAGGGTTGCTTTTTGATGTTGCATGAGCATTCCAGAAATTCTTTTCATCAATTGTAAATTTTTGATAAAAGATACCATCACGGATATCATCCAAAGAAATATTTCTAATGATATCAACAATTCTGATATTTCCTAAACGTTTGGATATATCACTCTGACAAGGCAGCAGAGAATTTTCTGTTATTGAAAACGAAACATTATCAAGCTCATGTAATTGTTTCGGATTGTCGTAATTTATCATTACTTTTTGCTTTATATGGTATTTAAGGTATTAGAGTCATCAATAAGAAAATAATTCACTAAATCAATTTTTATTGGTCCTTCAAAATCTCCTATTGAAATATCTGACCCAAGACAAATGTTAGATTTTCTTTCTGTATTTAATAGACTTCCGTCTGGGTCTGAATTGTAATCATCAGGACTCAGCCACCCTAATTCATACAAGTAATAATCAAGATACATTGAAATTTGTGTGTTTCCATAATCTGACAAGAATCCATCATCTTGTGGTTGATTTTCAAATCTGAATTTATAAAATTCTGTCGTGTTGAGCAGAGGCGAAACAATTCCACCAATAGAGATAGAATAAATTTCACTACCTTTTTCCATCAATCCAAATACAATAGAACCAGCAGGATGAATTGTATTTTTTAATGGGTTAATCCACAGTGATTTGTCTTTTGTCGTGTTGATAACATAAGAAAAATCTTGGTAATAATAAGAGTCTTGGATAAATTTATTTGAATTAAGAAAACTGTCTGTGTTTCTAAAATACCCGTTATAATTTCCTAAAGCACCACACATAAAGTTGATCATAGCGATAGATTGTTTATAAATCTTCGCTGTTCCATTAGGGCCGGTAATCGTTTCACCTTCAACGAAATCAGTTTCGTTGATTGCGACACCATAAACATTATTAGAAATTCTTCTTATTGTTCCGGTTGCCCCAGAAGTTTCGCCTTGAATTTCGTCATTCGTAAAGAAATCGCCGAATTTATCATAAACGAAAATATTTTGGAATGGATTAACAGAGGAAATATCATTATTCGAGTATTCAACACCGAAAGAAATAAATTTCAGCTTCTTTATTGCACCAATATTCGTTGAGACAGGATAAAGTTCTGCTCCAGTACCAGACTCTGTTTCAAAAATAATATCAGGAAGTCGTTCGTAAGAATATCCTTTGTTCAAAATATCAACACCAGTAATGCTTCCATTTTCATCAACAGAGGTTATTTTGGCTTTTCCTTTAAGTCCGAATTCACTGACGAAAATTATCTTTTCATTTTCTGCATATCCTACACCACCATTGATAATTTCAACGCCAATAATGCTTCCTTTTTGAATTTCATCAACTAAAACAAAAGCATCAACACCAGCGTTACTTAAAATTTCAACATTATCACCAGGGACATATGAAAGCCCTGGAACAAGAATTTCATAATCATTTATGATTGAATAAATTCTTTCGTTGAATCGGTAACCATCATATGAGGTTCCAATAACACTTTCATTGACTTGAAATCTGTTTATTGGGTGCATTAAATCAAATTGAGTAATAAACAGTTCAGCAACATAATACCCATTAGAAGCAATATAAGTTTTTACTTTTTCAACTAATGCTCTTGCTCCTGAGTTAAACCCATAAATTTCTGATCCTTCAAGACGTTTTATTTCATCGTTTTGTTGTGAATTGGTTACCTTGATAATATGATCATTTTGCCACTTTCCGTCTGATGCCCGAAGAATGTCAACTGTCGGGTAGTAAAGTGAAATGTCTTCATTGAAAAGAATTCTGAATAAAAATTTAACTGAAGCTTCTGTTCCAACAGATTGGTAAAACTGCTTAATGTTCTTAATCAGATTTCTTTTGTCAATTGCTGCAAGAGTTTCATGGGGAAGCCCAGACAAGAATTGTTCAGAGAATTGCTCTAAATATTCCAGTGTTGTTTCATCAACGTTTGCGTAATTTAAAAGGTTAGCCAAAAATTCATAAGGCTCCCCTCTGTTTTCTTGCTGCGAATAATAAACTTTGAGGAATTCAACAAAACGAGGATATTCTATTGCAACAAACTTAGGAATAGAGTTTTCAATTAACGCTGTTATTTTTTTGTCATCCATTTGTTATCTCGTTTTGTTGACTCATGGATTATTTGTAGTCAAGATTTATTGCTGAAACTTGGACTATGATTCCTTGTTTTCTGTTGAAGTCTTGTTTTGCTGCGGTATCGTCCATCATGATGATTTGATTGTTTTCAGAAATAATATTTTCAGAAACAGGAGTTGCATAAATTCTAATATCAAAAGTGTCTGTCGGTACAGAATACGGAAGTATGGAGAATGATATTTTACCTTTGTCGTAATCAACTGTTCCAATCTGTGAAAAGACAACTTGGTTGAAAAGTGCATCTTTTGTTAAAAGATTCCCTTCTCCATCGTCATAAATTCCTTGTTTTGCTGTTGACCCGGTTGTTCCAGAGTTGTAGTAAGAAGAAAAAACACTACCTGGAACAATAGGATTTGAAAGATTAATAACAAACTGTTCTTCTACTCCAAGTCTAGGGGAAATTTTTGCCATCAATTTGAGGTCCATCAAAGAACCAGAAATGCTCGAATCAATGTCATCTAACAATCCCAAGAGTTTAGAGAAATAGAATGTCGCATTGAATTTTTGTAAATATGAACTTGAGTATTTTAAAATCTCTTCTCTGACCTTGCTTTGAATCCCAGTTTCAGTTAATACTGTTTTTGATTTGTTGAATTTGATTGTGGTGGTTGTCAAAATATACAAATACGTTGGATCAATGATTTCGGGAATAACTGTCACGACATTGAACTTTTTAATAAGTTCGTCTTTGATCTTCGCTTTTAAGTTGGCTGAAAGGTATTCTGTATGAGAAGGTTTCATTGAAAAGAAAACTTTACCATACACAGGCGGATCATTGTGTTCGCCGCCCCACACAGAAAGTGATTCAATAAACGGAAATTCTTGCAGCATGAAATTTTCATAGTCTTCAGTAATAACCGCCCTGTGTTGCGCTTTGTACATTCGCGGAGCACGGGCTGCAACCTCTTCTTTGGGCTCTTTCTCTGCTGCTCCGTATGCTGGAATAAGCGTTGTAATCTTATATCCAGCATACCCACTTATTGACTGATAAGGAGTAAAAATTGAAGAATTGATTGCGTTTTCTCTGCCTTCTGATACAATATAAGAGAGAATAACTTTACACCCATTGATTGGTCTCTTACCAAGAATATTGTCGCCAAACGAAACTTCAAAATACCCAGAAGGATTTTCGTGTAAGAAATAAACCAAAGAAGAAGGATCAAGTAAGGTGATATTTTGATTCAAAGAATATGCAGTGACTGACGCCCCTGATAATGTCCGCACAGAAAGCGTGGTTGTGTCTGCGTTCACGCTAGGAATAATAAATCGTTGATTGGGATCATTATAGTTGACAATATAGGTAAAATCGTTCATTATACCTTCATAAATTTCTAACTTCGGACAAACGTATTTGCCAATTTCTTCGGTTGGGTACGCAAAATACTGATCTTTCGTGCTGAAAATGAATTTTGAATTAGACGAAAATCGGGTACCAGCAGGAATTGTGATATAAGCAGGAGCACCGGCAACATTATTGAAAGTGAGACTGATTTCTGCCTTAGATGTTCGCACACTGCGCGGAGTATATGCAAGTGCTTTTGCAATTGAAATGACAGAGGCCCTAAGTTGAGCCGAATCAATAAACATTTCATTTGCGCTCATGTTTGCCATAACGGCGTTCATGTGGGTGTTATAAGCTAGAACGTCAATTAAAATGTTTAATGCAGAACCTTCAAATTCGTAATCAGAAAAGGTCGGGTCTGCTTTGAAATACGTTATTAAATTTTGCTTGATTAAGTCAAAATCCAATTCTGTTACGTTGAGTTCTGCAAGATTTTTTGCCATGTTATCTAACCGTCTTAAGGAATAAGTCTAAAGTGACTGGTGTTAATGTATTGAGAACGACAAAATAAACAGAAATTTCAAAACCATTTCTTTCGGGTGAAACTTGAACGTTTACACCTCTGATTTCAGCCCTTGGTTCGTATGTGGACAGAACTTGCTTAATTCTGTTTTCAAGAATTTTGTCTAAGTGATCTTCGGCAATGTTTTCAAATAAAAAATCATAAATTCCACCACCAATTTCAGGGTGAAATGGTTTTTCGTTTTTGCCAAGATAAATGAGAGACTTCATGCTTTGTTTAATTGCTTCTTCGTTCGTTTTCTTTGAAACATCATTTGTTAGAGGATGCTTCATGAATGAAAAGTTTAAGTCGGTATAGGTCCGACTTGGATTCGCTTCAATGTAATTGTATTGATATCTATTTGCCATTTTTTAATCAACATGGAGTCTTTGTGTTTTTATAGTTCTTCTGTATTTATTCGCTTTCTTCACACTCAAAATAATCATCAGGATCGGCGGGAGTTGTCGTCTTGTTATTCGGAGAATATGTCTTATCGGGAATATCAGAAGATTCTGTAATCGTTGCTTTCTCTGTTTCTTCTGCTTTTGTAGGAACGTCTGCTTCTTTTGGTGGGTTTTCTGCCGCTCCTGCTACAACTCCCCAAATTTCTTCAATTACCTCAAGATAATTTCCTATGTAAGCATCCATTCCCACATGCAATTCTCCGTCAACTTTAATATCATCATTGACGTTTAATGTATTAAAAATGAACACGTTTTTGTTGAAATGCACATCCTCTTTGAAGTATGTTTCTCCAAGTTCATGGATATCTTTTGCGTCAATATAAATTTTGTCAGGAACAACTTTAACTTGAGTGTCAAACGTTGAAGATGCTTCAAGAGAAAAAGGCGGGATTTCAGGGATGATTGTGTTAGAAATGGAATCTTTTGTTTGATTCATTTCTCCACAACTCAATGTTACAGAAGGAAAACTGTCTGAAGTTACGTCAACTGGCGGAATCGGTTCAACGGTAATGGGTGAATATGATCCAATTCCAATTGTGGATTCTGTTTCCGAGGAAATGATTACCTTGGATCCGGAAAGAATATTTACATCAACATTTGCTTGATTAATGAGAGATTGTTCTGTGGCTGAATAAATATTTCCTTTTGCTCTCCTTATCAGTTCATCTTGTGAAGTCAAAGCGTCTTTGCCTTCAGTCATGCAAATTTTGTCGCCTTCTACAACTCGAATATAATCTCCTTCAATGTGTTGCCAATAATCGCCTTTAATGTATTCATCTTTGTTTCCCATTACCGTGACTCTGTAATCACCTTCAACATACAAATGTTTTGATCCTAAGTCAATCTCAAATCCATCTCCGTATATTTTTCTTACTTCTTTTCCGTCAGGGTGAATCTCAAGAAAGTTCTGTGAGGTTTTGTGCTGTCTGAAGTATCGTTCTGCTCCCGGTGTGCTGTCCCATTCTTCAAGGTGTCCCCATTCGCAGCCATCGCATTTTGGGTTATAAGGACCTTCCCATACATAATTGTAAGGATAAATTGCTGCATATGGAGTTTCTGGTTCTGACCACTGATCTGCTGCTGTTGCAATATTATTCATGACAGCTTCTTTTCGTACAGTAACCGCAACATGATCTTCAACGTGTTCTCCGACAATTCCCCGCGCAAGTCTGTTTGTGTCAGGCTCTTCTAGCTTGTCCTCTTGAGGAAAACATTCTGTGAAGTCGTTAAAGCCAACGTCACCAAAAGGAGGGTCTAACGGGAATCCCCCAATTGAGCCAAGAATGCAGGGTTGCTGTTTGTTCTCTCCATCAAGATAGAAACCGACGACCCACGATCCGACCATCAATCCCAGCGGAGAAGTACCCACCCCTGATATAGATGCAGAAGTCACGGGCATAACAACCATTGCCCACGGTAAATGATCAGTGGGAATTTCAACTTTGTCTTGTGTATGCTCTCCTAATACTCTTACGCGGACGCGACCAAGTTTTTCAGGATCAAGAATACATTCCACAACACCAACGAAGTGA